GCTATGACCAAATCTTTACCCAATGACTTACCTACTGCGGTTCGTACAGCATCATGTAATTTTGTTTTTTTCTGAGCTTCCTTGATCCTATCCGTATACTTTTTAGTATCCTCAAAATGCAATGGATCCTTGGCGCTTAATTTTACATCAAGTTCTTTGAATTTATTGTTGTCAAACAATATTTCAAAATATTCAGCACTACCAATTCTTACGTGGTAGCCGTCTTCAGGGCTTACGTATAAATGCGATTTTAAATCATCAGAGTCAATGATTTTACCACTTGGTGTTTTATACCAAAGACCTTTGGGTGTATCTTTTTTTTCGTCCGTGGGAGTTATTATTCCCTTATCCTTTCTTTTAAACCAAGAACTCATAGATGTCTATTTTACATTGCCATTTTCAAGAGGCAAAGACTATAAAAATTAAGTTAAACTGGCAAATTAGAAAAAAAAACGGAGTACCTCACAAAGAGACACTCCGTTTTTGAAGTCTATATTATTAAAGCGTGTCTACATTATTTAGATCTTGAAACGCTTGTTTAATTCTTGTCTTGAAAGAATCTTCTCCCTTTCTCACCCATACCCTTGGGTCGTAGAATTTTTTATTAGGAGAATCAGCACCGTCAGGATTACCAATTTGTCCTTGAAGATAATCTTTCTTTTCGTCCATGTAATCTCTTACACCTGCCATATAAGCGTACTGAAGGTCAGTGTCAATATTCATTTTGATCACTCCATAGCCTATTGCTTCTCTGATCTCTTCCAACGAAGATCCTGATCCACCGTGAAAAACAAAATCAACAGGGTTTGAGGATGTATTGAATTTTTGCTGGATATAATCTTGAGAGTTTTTTAAGATAACTGGAGTAAGTTTAACATTTCCAGGTTTGTAAACACCATGCACGTTTCCAAAAGCAGCAGCAATTGTAAATCTATTACTGATTTTAGAGAGTTCTTCATAAGCATAAGCTACCTCTTCAGGTTGAGTATATAAAAGACTATTATCAACATTAGAATTATCAACACCATCTTGTAGATTAAATTTAAAACTTTTTTTATCATTAAGAAGATTGTCCTTACCTTTAGCTACATCATACATAAATTGTCTAAGTTTTCTTTTATCATATATATCAATAGTTTGACCTGTAATTTTTTCTATCTCATCAATAAAAGTATTTAATGTTGGATCTGCACTTGTTGTTATTTGTGTACCTGTAGTTGATATACCTATAGCTTCTGCTCTTGATAGTGATGTATCTACAAAAGGCAATACTTCATTTATTTTTCTTGCCATAATATTATCTATTTGTTCTGCAACAAACTCATCATTAGCATTCCTTAATTTTTCTATAGTTTCTCTTTGTATTCTTTCTACCTCATCTATCACTTCTGCACCAGCTATATTTGTAGGTGTGTCTGTAATTACTTCTTTAACTTTCCAGTTAGCAGCACCACCTTTACCTATACCTTTTATTGGCTCTAGTTCTGCAACTGCTTTGACACCTAAATTATCTTCATTAGTTATTAAAGGTATTATTTCAAATGACTTTTCACCTGAAGTACCACCATATCTTCCCAATGCTTTAATACCATATTTTTTAAATGTTTCAATATTATCTGTTAATACTTTTCTGTAAGTATCTTTTGTTTCAATTAAAAACCTGTGATAATTCATATTCCAGTATTGTTCTGGTATTCCTAATGCTTTAGCTAATTCTGGCTTATCACCAATATTTCCAATAAATATTTCATTAGGTTTTATATTTGTATCATATTTGTATAAACCTCTATTTGTACTAGCAACCCAAAATGCTTGTGGTGTTTCTACATTTGGACCAAAATATGTATGTTGTCCAAAACCTAATGTACCAATATCACTTGTATTTTTTTGTGTAAAATCAGATACTTGTAAATAATCTGGACTGTCTGTAGTTCTATAAAGTATTACATTACCTTGTTTATTTATTTGTAAAGGTATATCAATGTTGTCACCAAAGTTGAAAAATGGTTCTTCTCTTACTCCACCTACAGGTACATCATCTACTACATTTGTAGGTGTGTCTATAGAAGATATGTCATCTGGTGCTACTACTAATTCTTCTTCAGGAACAATGTCTGTAATATCTGCTTCATCTAAACTATCACCTAATATTTCTCCTAAATAATCTCCTTCTTGTTTTGATAATGGTATATTGTAATGTTCTTTTAAACGAATAATATCTTCCGTAAAATCACCCAATCTAATTTGCGCCATAAAACTTCTATCAATATCATCATTAAAATATTCTGTCATTGATATAGCTTTAGGTTTTATATCAGGATTTTTTGCTTCAAATTCGTCATTATAAAGTAAAGGAATTAAAGAAAATGTTTCTCCATCTGGATTTACTTTCATAACAAGATCTATAAATGCTTTGTCGTCAAAGTCAGATTTGACATCAATTATTTTCTCTTTAAAAATTACAGTAGTTCCTGGTGTAATGTTTTCTTTGTTTTTTGAAAAAAATTCTTCTGCTTCTTCCCAATAATTGGTTTCTTTAGGTAATTCAGCCATTAGTCTTTCCTTATAATTTCAGCAATCTTATCACCAATAAATCCAAAGTTGCCTTTAGGTTTAGGACCACCAGGAATAACTCCAAAGTATTGACCTACTAATGTTTTCCATGTCTCTATTAAATCATCTAAATCTTCTTGTATGTATCTTTTTTGTCCCATTGCTTCTTGCTGTGCTTTTCTACTCATAGCTTCTCTATAAGGCATAACATCTACATATTCACCGTCATCTTGTTGTGGTTGTGTAGTTGTAGTAGTAGGCATAGTAGTACTTGTAGAAGTAGTAGTTGGCGGTGGCATAGTCGTTGTAGTAGTAGGAGTTACTTCACCTTCTGTAGTTAAAAAATTGTATTCTTTATTTACTCTATTTGTTTCACCTTCAGTATCTACCATGTCTAACATAATATCATTAACAATATCGTAATCACCATTAGCTAAACTTCTGTATAAATATGCACCTTTGATTGTTCCTGCACCTCTATTAAATGTAGCACTAACCATGTAATCAAATTCACGTGGTGTTAACTCTACACCATACTCTTGCATTCTATTCTTTACGTATTCTTCATTTTCCGTAACGTCCATAATGAATACTTCTAATGCTTCTTCTTCTGTAATTGTGTCACCTATTTTAAAATCATACGTGCCAGGTATGTTTGTATGACCATAACCTATAGTCAATGTTCCATTTACAGGATCGCCTGGTTGTGCTGGTACTGGAGGATAAATACCGTCATAATATGCAAAAGGTACAAACTCCTCTACTTCTTTGAGAAACTCTGAACCTTCTTCAGATAAACCGTATTCGTTATCCACCGCTAGCCAACCTGGACATACCGTCAAGAGTGCTAAACAGGTAGCTAAGATCATTTCGTTCCTGGGTTGCTTGTTCTGTTGCTTTTACTTCTGCACCTAATACTGCGTCAGCATAATCTTGTAGTTTTGCTTCTGGTGTTTCAGGTACAGTTAAGTTCTTATCAGCACCAGGAAACATACGTTGTGCAAGATCGTAATTCTTGTTAAAGTTTGCTACTGCTGTTTCGTAATCTTTACTTGCTTCTGTATAAAAATCTGCAAATGCAACCATCTCTGCTTCAGATAATTCTCTATTTATTCCTATTGCACGTAATGCACCATCTACTTCTGCTTTAATTTGTGACGGTGAAGGTTCTACATATACTTTAGGAAGTAACGGTGGTCTCTTGTATAATCTCTGCTTTTCATCTGCTAAGTGTTGTCCAATGTCTGTCAACTCATAGTTAGCATTTGTCATAGCTTCTAACATAGCTGCTTGACTTTTATCTCCCCAACTACCTTGCTCAAAAAACCAATCATCATACGATAGATAACCAGCTTGTAATAAATCTGTTTGTACTTGCAATCTCTCTTGCGGTAACATGTTATATCCTATTTGAATATGATCCATGTTTCCATATTGTTTAGCTGCTTGTTCTTCTGTTAATGTAATAGTCTCTGCTGCTAAATCACCAGGTGTTAATTCTTTGCCTTCTTCAAATACTGCTGCTAAATCTGGGTTTTTATATACTGTATATCCAGGTGTAATTCCACCAAATAAACCATAAGCTGCTGCTGTTACTTGTCCTTCTAATGATGATAATGCTTGATCAACTATTGCTTTTTCTTGACTTTGTATAACTGTATAGTTACCGTCTAGTTGTCCTTCTTGTAGTTGTATTAACTCACTATCAGTAACGTTTTTCTTTTCTATTGCACCTGTAGAGTTATTAATGATAGTAATAGCACCGCCTGCTTCTTTAACAGTCTTGTAGGTTCCGTCTGATATATCTTCAACATTATTTAAAAAGTCACCAGAAAATTCATATTTGCCTGGTTCACCTGTCATTATTGGTTCGTACAATACTGTAGGTTCTGCTCTAAATCCTGTTTTAGGTACTTTCGTTCTTCCTATATCTTGTTCTCTAAATGCTTGTAATGACGTAGAAGGTGCGTCAAAATTCTTTTTATACTGATCGTATTCTGCTGATGAAAACAATACGATACCTTTACCACCACCAGGTTTAACTATTGCACCTAACTGTTCTGTTTCGTCATACCATGTATCTAATTTATCTACTAAGAAATCAAAGTATCCTTGTGCTTCTTCATCATCTGCCATAATGATACCTGCTGATATATCAAAACCTTTAAGTATTTCTATGACTATGTCCTGTGGAGAATTAACTAACCATGGTGTGTATTGTCCTGGTGCATAACCTCTAGGTGCGCCTTCTAATTCATTGTTAGCAATAGCTTCATTTAAAGCATTAGTCATAACGTTCTTAGTTGTAGCATTTATACCTAGACCAGTTTCACTTTCTTTGTTTATACTTTGGTCGTATATAGCTAATGTAGTATTTACTTTTGCAATAAATAAAGCGTCAGAAATAACTTCTTTAACTAATGCGTCTAATTCTTGTGCAAATGCAGAACTATCATCTAGTTGTCTTTGTGCTTTAATGCTATCTACTATCGACTGTTTATATTCTTCTGTCACGCTTCTCCCTGCTGTATGGGCAGATATGCACCATATTCTAACATTGTATCATAATCATACTCTAAATCCTCTAAGAATTGTGTTCTCTCTTGAAATAATGGTAATAACAAGTTTTGTGCTACTACATAGAAGTCATCATTATTTACTGCTATTCTACCAATAAAATCTCTTAGCTGTTGTCTTTCAAGCAACATAGTACGTGATGTTCTCCAACCATTTGCTGATAACCCACGTCCTAATGATTTCTTTTCTAGTATCTGTATATAATCTAACACTTGATTTATAGCTTTACCTGTATCAGAGTTATTTAATTTAGGATTATTCTTCCATTGTTTTAACTCTTGATATTGTTGATCTAATGTACCACGTTGAGGTAATCCTGGTATTGTTGTATCAAATCCTGGAAATCTTTGTGCTGCAATATTTCTTTTAACTGCTAACAATCGTGAACGTTGTTTAGCTTGATATGGATCTGTAATGTCAAACTGTTGTAATGAAGCTACACGTTCTTCTTCCATAAAGAATTCACCTAATCTCTGATTACGTGTTGCTAACCATTCCTCTGGTGTTAATGGTTCACGTTGTTCATTAAATATAGTTCTTGTATATGCTTCATAATCGAATGCACCACCACCACCATTAGGTACAGCATAAAACGCTGTTAATGGATATTCATCAAATAACTCTGGATTTTCTTTTTCAAACTGTACACCACGTTCATCTACTGGTCTAGGTTCTACAACAATAGATTTAGGTGTTGCTATGTCTAATGGGTTAAAACCAAATTCATCAATAAAGTATTTAGTTGCAGAATAGTTATCTCCAGGTGCAAATAAATAATTACCTGTCACTGGATCTCTTGGTGGTGTTTCAATAAGTTCTCTGTATCTATCTGCAAGTATCTGCATAGAATATAAAGAACCAGCATTATTTGGATTGCCAATATCAAATCGTGGGTTTAATCCAGTAGGACCAACAAACTGTGAGAATGCTTTAATTAAAGTAATATTCTTAGCAATACTTCTTGATTTCTTTAATAGTTCACTTTGTTGTTCTGGTGTCATATCATCTTCACCGTTAGCTTTTAATACTCTATATACGTCAATAGTTGTATTAGCTGCAATACGTGATAGTTCACCTGGAGGTGCGTCCTCATTAAACATGAACATTGCACGAATACCATTCTTTAACCATGCTGGAACACCTGCTTCTTGTAACAAGTCACCAGGAGTTTTTACTGTAGGTAATCCATAAGGAAATAGGAATTTCTGTGTTTCCTCAAACTTAGGTGTACCTTCTAACACAAATGACGCAGGTATAGCTGCTACTGGTCCAATACCAGGAACTATCTCTAATGCTAAGTTAAGAGAACCAGCATAACCAGGTAGTCTCACTCCAACATTTCTATCTGCACCAAACAATGCGTCCGATACTAACTCATTAACTACTGGATAATAAAATACTTCTTCACCTGTAATCTCATCTTCTGTTAAAAACCCTTCACCTTCTACAGGACTAAATGGATTTTCTTCTCGTAATGCTTGTACTGTTACTTGACCTCTACGTATAATCTCTGGGTTTTCTGTAAGTAATTTAGACCATGTTGATAAAATTTCTACGTATGCTTCACCAAATGGAAATAATCCTCTTAGGTTATATGTCATCTTATTACGCTTACTTAAATCATAAAGTAAATCTTGTAATTCAGTTAAAGCAATAGATTTAGCAAAGTCATCAATATATTCTGCGTCAATTAATTCATCTGTAAATCCTGCTGCTACATTAAGTTCTTCTAGTTCTAATTCATATTGCTTCTTAGTATTATCAAATTCTTTAACTAATTCTTGTTTTTTATTTTCAATTACTTTGTCATAGTTTTCTTTAAAGTCATCAAATCTTTTATCTACATCTTCAAAGTCTTTACTAAGTTTTTTAATTTTGTTAGCTTTGTATTTAGATAATGTTTCAAACCCTTCTTCCATGTCGTCATAATATGCGTTATAGTAACCGCCATATTCTTCCATAATAAGTTTTTCTTCATAATCTGCATAAGCGTTTTGTTTAGATTGATATTCTTCGTATAGTTTTTTATACTCTGGATCATCATCTATTTCTCTACTTAACTTATCTTCTAATTCATCTAATTGTTTTTGTAAACTTAATTTAGCTTTTTGTAGTTCATTGTATTTAATTGTTTGTTGTTTTGTATTGTCAATATACTTTGTACCTATTTTTGCGTCTGCTTCATTTAATTGTTTTACTCTACGTTCAAACATATCTAAATTAATTTCAACATCACGTTTACGTAATTTACTTGGCTCTATACCAATATCTGCTTTTATAGAATTTAATAAGTTTTCATCAGGTATATTAGCTTTTCTTGCACCTTGTACTTTATATGTCTTACCACCTTGTTTAAATGTTTTACCTTCTAACAATGCTGTTCTCATAGCAGGTGTCATACGTGGTAATAAGTCATATACTGCACGCCAGTATGCTTGTCTAAATACTGGTGAACGTGAAGCATTGTCTGTTCTCTGTCCCATAATTACATCAAAAGCATTTTCAATAAAGTTATCCATAAATGTTGCGTCATCTAGTAATGTACCTTCTCTAGCTGTTGGTAAATAATCAGGAATATTTTTTCCATAGTTTTTTAAAATTCCTTCATAAAAACTATTAACGTCCATTCTTGAAGTATCTCTACCTAATTTATTAAATCCACTTGCAAACATATCAAATACTTCATCTAATGTTCCTTTAGCAAGAAACATATCAACACCTCTTTGATTTAATTTATCTAGTTGTCCTGTAATTATCATTTCATATAAATTTTCATTTCTTGTTCTATCTATACGTAACGGATAAGGATTTTTAGAAAAATCTATTTCATCAAAGTCAAACTTACCTAATAAGTCTTGAAAAATATTTACATCTTGATCAAATGCACCACCGCTAACTTGTTGTAATCTTGCTTCTAATTGTTTAGCGTATACATATCTACCACCTGCTGTACTTACAACATCTTCATATCTTTGACCACCTTTAGCATATTCTTCAATAACTGCTTTAGCTTCATCACTTTCACCTTTAACCCATTCTCTTAATGCTTTTTGTCTTGCTTCTGGTGTGGTCTTTTTAAAGAATAATATTTTAAATAAATCGTCTTGATAAATCTTAGCTATTTCATTTACCCAAGATCGTACAACTTTATTTGCTTTTGACTTTTTACGATTATATGCAGCATAAAAATCACCGTCTGTATCAAGGATATCTCCTAATTCTTTTCTTACATCTAAGACATCATAATCATGTGGTCCAGGTTTTTTTCTTCTCCCTTCTTGCCTTCTTGCTGCTCTACTTGCACCACCAAATGCTTCATCATTATTGTTAGCACCACGCATACGTGATGAACCTTGTATCCATTCTTTACTTTCGTCTAATGGATTACCAAACAAATCTAAAAACTCTACATCTTTTTGTGTCCATCTTTTTACATCTTTAGCGTCAGCTTTTTTCAGTAGCGATAAAGAAATTAAAGATAGCCAGCTTCGGGTTTTATTTGCATGTTGTAACCCTTTCTTAAGCAAAAAAGAGCAAATTATGCTTACGCTCAAGATCTTGTCAGGGTTTAATAATACTGAAATTGCGAACGCTTTATTAAGTACACCCGAAGCAGTTAAGAAAGCAATTTATAGGGCTAAGAGCTCTCTGCTTAAGCAACAAGTAAATCTGAACACTCCCCATATTCATGAGGCGGCTCAACGCATTGATATGGTTCACAGAATTATATACCTGATATTTAATGAGGGCTATAAAAGCACATCAGGAAATGAGGT